ATCTCATGTGTGAACCCGAAAACATTAGTGATTACCGAAGACGGTTTAAAAAGGATTGAAAATGTCTCCAAATCCAGAAAAGAATATTCCGATTTGAATAAAAATATATGGGGTCTTAACGGGTTTAATAATGCCACAGATTTTTACTATGGGGGAAATCAGAAAACTTTAAAGATAACTTTAAATTGTGGGTATAGCATTGAGTGTACTCCAGTTCATAGATTATGGAATGGTGAGGATTGGATTTTTTCTAAAGATTTGAAAATTGGTGATTATATTCCTATTCAATATAGCCAAGATGTTTGGGGGTCAGGAATAGATTTATCAGAGTTTGAACACAACACGCATGGACATGTAAAATTCAAAATAGATGAATTTTGTCACACTGAAGATTTTTTCTATTTAATGGGTTTGATAAATGGTGACGGTTACTTTTCAGATTCTTATGTAATTGTAGCGAATATAGACAAGGATATTATAGATTTTTTACACTCAATTGGGTTTAAACCGGAAAGAGATGGTACTCATCACCGTTTATGTTCAATGGAATTATGTAGAGTTTTGAATTTTTTAGGGTTTAAAAAGGGAGCAAAAAATAAAGAATTTCCAGAAAAACTTTTAGGCAGCACTAAATTACAAATGAAAGCCTTTCTTCAAGGGATGTTTGATGCTGATGGAACAAGCAATTCAAATGAGAAAAAAGGGGGAAGGATAAAGCTTACATCATCATGTAAGATTCTTCTAGAAACAATTCAAGTTATACTTTTAAACTTTGGTATTGTTTCATCCATTATCTATGAGAGAAAAGCCCCAACAAAGAGGGTAAAAGTTGGGAGTGATATTTATAATTTAGAAATAAATAACCATTTCTCAGAAATATTTTATAGAGAAATAGGTTTTAGGGTCTCACGCAAACAAGAAAATTCTAAATTTCTAAAATCATCATGTAGTGAGGAGTCAGGAAATATTTATCCAATAAATACAGATAAACTTATTGGATATAAACTTCCAAAAAACATAGTAACAAATCCAAACCGAATTAGCAGGAGACTTCTTAAAAAACTTAACAAGATAAAACAGCATCCATATATAGAGTCTTTGTTAAAAGAAAATCTGTACTTCTCAAAGATAAAAAGCATAGAAGAAAGCGAATCGGAAGTGTTTGATTTTGTTATTCCAGAAACACACTCCTTTTTCTCTAATGGTTTTGTTAGTCACAACACCCCTAGAGGAAGAAACCACTTCTTTGACTTATATAAGATGGCAGACACTCAACCTGATTGGTTCGTGGAGAAGCTTACCTACAAAGATACCGGAGTTTTAACTGAAGAAGACATAGAGAAAGAGCTTCTTGAGGGTATGAGTGAGGAGCTGGTAGAGCAGGAATATTTATGCTCCTTCGACAGGGGAATAGATGGAGCTTTCTATGCCAAGCTTGTAACCAAAATGTATGAAGAAGATAGAATATACCAGATAGATTATGATCCATACAAATTAGTTCATACCTCATGGGATCTTGGCTGGGACGACTCAACTGCTATCATTTTCTTTCAGATGGATGGCGACCGCATAAAGATTATAGATTACGAAGAACATAGCAACAAAACTCTCAATTGGTATAAAGGTTTGCTAGATGATAAAAAGTATCGATATGGCACACATCTATTCCCTCATGATGTAGAGCATGTTGATGGGTTGTCTACAGGAATGACTCGTAAAGAGATACTAGAGGACATGCAAATACCTGTAACTACTGTAAAGAAGAGCTTCATAGTAGACGGAATCGAAGCGGTAAAGGTTATAATGTCCTCAAGAGTGCATATTGATAATAAAAAATGTGGTACGTTGCTCAAGGCTCTAGAGAATTATCATAGAGAATGGGACGACAAAAGAAAGGTCTATGGAAACAAGCCTCTTCACAACTGGGCAAGTCACGGGTGTGATAGTATTAGGTATTTAGCCGAGGGTCTTAGGCAAGTACAGGGTGTATCCTCACCAGCAAATGATATAGAGGCAGTCAACGCCTATTGGAATAACTAATCAGGAAAGTTTAATGGTTTATCAAAACCGCGTCTCTTTATCTCATCGTCGTAAACTTTAGCAGCTTCTTCAGCGTTTTCAAACTCCCCAAGTCTATACTGCTTGTAGTTGTGAGATAATACGCACCGCCATATTTTTGTTTTTTTCTCTTTTCTTAAGAAAACACCATAGTATTTTGACGACGATAACTTAGACTTCCTTCCCTTTGATCCTCTCCCTTTTATTTTCATGTCTGTTGAGTTATCTTTCGCAGTACCCTCAAACAAATGTAGCGGATTAACACACCTTGGATTATCACATCTGTGGCATATTAACTTTTCTTTTGATACACTTCCGGTATAAAGGTAGTATGATACTCTATGTGCTCTAAAGCATTGAGAATTTATATAAAAACGTCCATAACCAGATTGAAGAAGGGATCCTGTCCAATTCCAACATTTACCGTACCATTTATACGAATCGCGGATAGGTTTGGAATCAGGATCTTCTTTAACTTTCATCCAGAACTTGGCAATATATAAAGGTGATAAATAATTCATGAACGCATTATATCATTTAAACCGGAAAGAACACAGGGATAACACACATGCCTCGCAACAGTGATCCTCAAGTCTTCTGGCCTGGAGCCGAGAAAGACAGGGAAATCGGTCAAATGATCGATTCAAACTACCAGGATTCCATCACCAACCTGCAGACTCAGTGGAACCAGGCCGACATGGACCAGCGTACATATCTAGGTGATCCGGATGTTTGGGGTTCTTTATACCCATCCGGGTATAACATGAAGAAGAAGATGTTCAACTTCAATTTGACCCACGCTTCTGTGATGATGGTATCGGGTCACCAAAGAAAGAATCGTAAGTCCACCATATGTGTACCAGTTATATCTCCAGTTCAACAAACATCTGATCAGTTCACAAAATGCCTCTACCATGTTCATAAGAATGGTGGGTACGAGGTTTATAGCGATGCATTTGAACAGGGTGCTATTGTTCAGGGATTCGGATTGATTAGTATATTCCCTGATTTCTCAACAGATCCAATTTCTCCTGAGATCAAGATGCGCTATGTAGATTTCAAGTCTGTAATCATTGATCCATACTTCAGGAATAAAGACCTCTCAGACTGTAGATATATATGGACAAGACAATACTTTTCTCGGGAAGAGGCTAAGTTATACTATAAAGACTTTGCTGATCAGATTGACGAGATACCAGCTAGCAACAGTCAGCAAGACGGCAAGTTTTACTACATGCCTGAGAATTATAACCTAATGAAAAACAATATTCTGGCATTTGATGAATATTGGTATCTATCTCAGAGAGAAGCTACATATGTTGTTGATACACTCACTGAAGAAACAAAAGAGATAGAGGGTGACGAAGAAGATATTCGCATTGTTCTTCAGCAGCTAGGCGACAAGGTTCGCATTATTAAGAAGCCTAAGCAGACAGTGCGAAGATGCTTAAGGGTAAACAATCGCGTTATTGTAGATGAAGAAAGGCCATACGGACTTGATAGGTATAGCCACGTTGGGGTTTACGGTAACTTCAATCCAGACACACCGTATTACGGTTATAAGTACAAAGGGCTTGTTAGGGATATGCGTGACGCGCAGTTCCTATTCAATATGCGTAAGGTTACCGACCTTGATATTCTTTCGTCTCAACAGCAAGGTCTAAAGGTTAAGAAGGGAGCACTCCTAACTCCCGACGACTCTATGAACAAGGGTAATGGCCGTGTTCTTGTTATTAATGATAAGATGGACATGAACGATGTCCAGCCAATGGAGATTATCCCGCCATCACCTGTAATGCTTCAGATGGAAGACATGCTGAAAGGTGTCATGCGTGAAATATCAGGTGTTAACGAGGAGATGTTAGGCTCCGCAATTGACGACAAAGCTGGTGTTCTTTCAGTGTTACGCCAGGGGTCAGGTCTTACAACGCTACAAAAGTACTTTGATCAGATGGACGAGTCACAGCGTCGCTGCGGTGATATCATAATAGAGATGATCCAAAACTTCTGGACTTATGGCAAGGTCAAGTCAGTTATCGGAGAAGAACCAACACCAGAGTTTGACGACAAGGCTTTCTTTAAGTACGGGGCTAAGATTGTTCAAGGCGTATTAACGGAGACACAGCAGCAGCTTGAGCTTGCGCAGCTATTTGAATTGCAGCAACGATTCGGTGAGGAATTCCCATCAGATGAGATCGTAGAAGCTATGACGATACAAAACAAAGATCGTATCATTGATAAGATGAAGAAGGCAGCAGAGGCGCAGCAACAGCAACAGCAGCAACAAGCTCAGCAACAGCAGCAGCAAATACAAATTGAGAATGAAGCTACATTAGCGAAGGCACAAAGCGATCGAAGCCTTGGACAGGAGCGCATAGCAAAAATCCAAACAGACATAGCTATCGCAGAAGACAAGATAAAACGAGCTCACACAGAGGATACGGCTTCGCTATTAAATGTTTTAAAAGCTATAAAAGAGCTAGAAGGTATGGACTTAGACCAGTTGCAACAAAAACTAATGGTGTTGCAAACTCTGCAACCAGAGGCACAGGTCACACCAACAGCCGTAACAAATAACCAACCACAAGGGGTTTAAAATGAAATACAATAAAGGCGCAATGAGCGACAAAGATTATCAGCCAAGCAAAGCACAGTTTGCAGGTAAAGAAATGGGAAAAACTAATCAGTACATGGAGCGTACAGACCGCACTATGGATAAAGAAGCTGGTAAGATCCGTTCACAAGCTCACAAAGGGCGTTATGAGTAAAAGTGCATATGCCGATCGTGATACAGTTGGTCAGATATCTATAGACGCAGCTAATACTGGGGAAACCGTAGTAGCTGGTGACATGGGCCACGAAATGATAAAAGGTTTCGTGGAAGATCTGAACGAAAGCATTAATAGCGATCCATATGACGGTAAGACTTTTTACATAACAGTTCACGAGAAGAAGGATGCACAGATGACAAATGTGCTCCTTCGCCGTATGGTCACATCAGAAAAGAGACCATACCCAGAGCCTAACACCACAGTGTTTAAAACAGATCCAAAGCTGCAATACACCTGGTTTTGTTGGTCACTTCCTCACTGGTCTAACTTCCCTAATATGTTGTTAAACAAAGACAACTATAAACCCGAACAGATAGCAGACATAAAAGCCTACCAGGAAGAGGCTATGGAATACTTCGGATTCAAGAAGTTCGGCGTAACAGCAGACAACACCCCTCTTTATCACCCGGTCAAAGATTTCCAAGACAGGAAGCTTCCAAACAATGGTTAACTACCCGGCGTATTCTGAAATAAGTGCCATCACAAATGCACAAAATGCCGTCGTTACATTCACAGAGGATCATGATTTTACCGTAGGACAAATCGTTTCTTTCCGAGTGGGCAAACTATTTGGGATGGAAGAGATAAACAACAAGCGTACACGCGTAATTGACACCTCATCAGATACGATAACGACAGAGTTGGATACCACCAACTGGACACCATTTACTCTGTCTCTTTTGTATTCTGAAGGCACCTCACCACCTGTTTGTGTTCCGTCCTCGTCTGGTGTGGTACCTAATCTTTTTACACCTGAAATGAATATTAAAGACGCTTTCGACACTAGAAGTTAATATTTTCGACATAGACAAATTATCTATTATATTCTAAATTATAAGAAAGATGTAACTCGGGTTCATCACCGTATTTGGTTGATAGCAGTTCACCACTGCAAAGGAAATTCATGACTGATCAGGAACTAGACAGCGTAGAAGAAGAGGTCGCACCTCAAGAGACTGAACATAATGAATCTAACATAGCAGACCAGGAAGAGCCTCAAGTCGAAGAGCCCAATGTTGAAGAGGACACGGCCCAACAAGACGAACAGGAACGGAATTGGCGCGCTATGAGGCAACGTCAGAAAGAGATGGAATGGGAGAATCAGAAGCTTAAAGAGCAAAACGCGTGGTATGCTGAAAAGCAGAAGCCGGAAGCTGTTCAAGTAGAAGAAGATCTCGATGATCCAGATGATGAGTATGTGCCAGCGGGTCGGGTGAAGAAAATTGCTAACAAGCAAGTAAAACCTCTCGAAAAAAAAGTCGCTGATCTTGAAGCAAGGCTTGCGCAAGAAGACCAAGCGCGTCAACTTAACTCACTCCGGACCAAATTTTCTGATTTTGATGATGTTGTCAATGTAGAAACATTAGAACTATTAGAAAAACACGACCAAGAGCTTGCCTCAATGATAGCTGCGACAAACGATCCATATAAGATGGCGCTTCAAAGCTACAAATACATCAAGGCGTTGAATTTGTTAGATAAAGTACCAAATCAACGACGGACAAAGGAAATAGAGAGGAAGATGGAAAAGAATGCTAAAAGCGTTCAAACCCCATTGGCATACGATAAGAGGCCTGTAGCCCAAGCAATGAAGTCTACAGCTTCAGAAAAAAATCGTCTCTACGAGGAAATGATGTCATACGCGAGTCAAGCTTCTGGTCTTTAAAACAGAGGTGATATGTCAGTTAATTTAAATAACATGCCCCCTCAGATTCAGCAAAACTTTACGGATAAGCTGCTTTCAACACCTGAAAGAAACAATATCCATAATCTAGCTGCATCTGTTGTAGAGGTAGCGGACAACGACGGTTTTATCAACCGCCAGTCTCGTTATGACGCTCTCGATACATTCGAGGTACCACTAGATAATGCACAGTTAAACCCGCCATCCCAGCTACTATCTCGTGTAGATGTTGATTGCCGTGTACGTAACTATGCAACCTATCTAGTTATTACAAAACAAGTCGCAATGACAAACCAGGATCCTATTCTAAATGCATCTGCAGCAAGACTTGGACAGGCTTATAAAGAAACCAGTGATATCCTACAAAGAAACAACCTTGAGTCAACAGCGTCTGTTGTCAACTCAGTTGGTGGTTCAAACGGAGATCTCCCAACAGAGCTATCTCTAAGCGATTCCGACGACATCGTCGCATTGCTACAGGGTAACGATGGAGAGTATATCACCAACATGATCAATGCATCTGATAAGATCGGTACATCACCACTAGGTGACTGTTACATGGGTCTTTGTCATACTCGTATGATCCCAGTACTTAATGCAGTAACAGGATTCAGACGTAAGTTTGAATACGGAACAGGTGCTATCGACACTCTTTCAAGCGAATGGGGTGGAGTGAACAACGTGCGTTATTTCGTATCAAGCCAAGGATCTATCACTCCTAGTGCTTCACTGCTAGGTAATGATATTGCAAATATTTTCATTACTGCTCAAGAGGGATATAAAGTTGTATTCCAAGCGGGTGGACGTGCTAAGTATTTCTATACTCCAGCAGGAGGTCAGACAGATCCTGCTCACTTGAGACAAATGGCAGCTTGCAATTTCTATCAAGGTCAATGTATCAATAACGATCTGTGGGTGCAAAATCTGCGCTCAACAGGAATTTAAGGAGGTTAATTATGTTGCCATATCAATATATTGAAGGCGGATCTTTTACTTCCGACTCAACGTTAATGAAACAGGTACGTTTGTCAGCAGAGCCGGACTATTTCGTGCTAAGAAATAGAACAGCTTGGGGTGATGATGCAGCAGAAACATCAGTTGAATCATCTTGGAGACTAGGCTTTGCGGCAGATGCTGCTCAAACATTAGATCAAGCGGTTACATCTGGTATTCTATCAACAGAGGCGGTAACTAGCGGTGGATTTACATTCATCAATACAGCTAAACCTCCTGTATACGCAGCTCTTGCGACAACAGCTGTTACTGGCTCTGCTGGTACATACGTTGTGTCAATGGATAGCACAGGAAGTATTGTTGTAGGTGACTACGTGCGTCTGTATGGAACTACTGGTGAGCTTCAGCTTGCAGGGTATACTTTCCAGGTAACAGCTGTTACAGCAGATGTAAGCATCACACTTGGTTACATGGCTACTGGTGGACTATCATTAGCAGCAGATGCAACAGCTGGATCGGTGAAGAAATATCATCCTAATCTAATGTATCCACGTTATGCTTTGATTGCAGGTATCTCACAAGCAGCACAAGCAGTTGTTTACTTCACAGCTAAAAACGACTTTACACCAGGACAGATCCTGTCCTTCCGTGTACCAGTTGAATTTGGTATGTTGGAGCTAAACAACGTTCACGCTCGTGTTCTTAGTGTTACCAACAGTGCAACAGAGTCATCTGTTACATTGGATCTGGATTCAAGCGGATTTACAGCGTTTGACTTCCCAACAAGTGCAGTAGCAGCAGCTGGCGTAAGCCCTGCAGTAGCAGTACCTGGTGGGTCTGGAGTCGTTCCGTTGGCTGGAAGTGCTACTCAGCCACAGATTCCAGAAGGCTTTAATTTACAAGACGCTTTCGACTCGCGCGATAAGTACATAATGCAATTAGGAAGCAGTGTAATCACAAGCAGCTCAGCTGTTTACGATTGGCTGGCGTACCGTTTTGATCGTCACCAAGCGGAATAGTAATTGATAGAGGGGGGAAACCCCCTCTTTTTTAACATAAGGAAAAAAATGAAAAAGAAAGTAAAAAAACCAGTAGCTAAACCAAGAGCCACAGGGAAACTTCCTAAAGAGCGCTTGATGGGCAAGTTAATTGAAGATAAGGACGTAAAAGGTCGCAGAAGCAATAGGAGAGATAAATGAGAGTAATTGAGCTTAATAAACCAATCACCAACCACAAGCCTAAGGCTGAAGTTGAAGAGATGATTAAGAAGATGCGCAAAGAAGATTCTAAGATGGTGAAAGGTGTCTTTGAGTTCACAGAAGCTGAAGGTGGGTTCTTTCAGTTCTCATACAGAAACTATCCAGGTGATAACATCCAAACATTCGAGCTCATCCACGGTGAAGTATGCGAGATCCCAATGGGGTTGGTAAAGCATTTGAACAACACTAAGAAAAAGATATGTCGCTATGCTAACGAAGAGCAGTCAACAAGTGGACCTATTAGGCCACCAAGACAAATTGAAACTATCTCACGGGTTAGATTCGTACCAACGGACTATATTTAATGACTGTAGGAATCCTATCAGACATGATCGAGAAGATCAGGGATATTTCCGCTTCAGGAAATAGACTTCAGGTACCAGATGAAAAGATTATCAAGTATATCAATTCATATTACCTTTATGACTTCCCAGATGATCTTAGGATTCTAAAGTTAAAAGATGTTTACACCTTCAACACGATTCAGGGTGTAGATGTTTACCCGTTCGACTTTGACAACTGGTCAACAGTAAACGCGCCAGCGTATATAGGTAAGCAACAAGTCCCATTTTATCAAGACAAGACGTCCTTCTATGACTTTGCTAATTACGCACAATCAAACGAGACATTTGATACTGGTAACGATGCCGCTGGAGTCTTTTCAGGAAACACAACGGCCTTTCCAATACGTCGAAGTGTTTACAATAATCCAATGGTGCAAACAAAAACGGCAGCTGTAACAGCGTTTCCTGATGGTTATCCGCCAACATATACAGTTAATAATATCTCTCGTGTACAAAACATATTGATATCAGCAAACACGGAGTTAAGCACCTTGCACGTCACCGACGACGGAGCAGGAGGTCTGATTGGGGATTGTTTGGCAGGTGGATCAATAGATTATAAGACAGGTGCTATTGCTGGTTTAGAGTTCACATCGGTAATACCAGCTGGAAATGACATTAATGTCCAGTATTCCCAAACACCATATGCGAAGCCACTAGCGATTCTATTTTATCAGAATCAATTTGTCTTAAGCACAGTCCCAGATCAAGCATACACAGTAGAGGTAGAGGCATTCCGTGAGCCATCTCAGCTATTAATGGGAACTACTAGCAACACAGCACCTGATTTAACTGGAAGACCTGAAGAGTTTGGATGGTGGGAGCTAATTGTCTTTGGTGTGGCAAAGAAGTTGTACCAGGACAGATTGGATATGGAAGGTGTCCAAATGATGCAGGTGTTTATTGACGAGCAAGTAAGTCAGGCTAGGACTAAAACATATGGCCAGATTGGATCTCGTCAAATACCGACAATATTTAGAGATGCTAGTAATCAGGTAAACGAAAACGCACGGTACTAATTTAAGGGAGATCTATTATGACATACGAACCAAGACCAAATCCATCTGGTGATACCCTTATAGCTAGTAGGGACACTATCCGTGGAAACTTTACTATTGTCCAAGATAGGTTTGAAGACGATCATGAAGCGTACTCAGCTGGTACGGGCCGTCATACTCTCATTAATCTAGTAGCACAAACTACTCTTCCCGCAACAGCTGCAGGTGAGTCATGGTTAGCGTCTAGCGATGCGACATCCGCTGCAACAACTAGGGTTGAATTAGGATGGAGGCCAGAGGGTGAAGGAGCATCAGGAGATCTGTTTTACCTATCGGCAATGCCTATTCGAGCAGCATGTTATTTTGAATTAATTACCACAGCCAATCCTCAAGTGCTTCTTGGCAGATCTTTCAATATATCAGATGTTAGCGCTTCAGGATCGGTGTTAACCGTTACATTCAATAATAATATTCCGAGTGAAAACTACTTGGTTATCGCTAACTCGGCTACATCAATAGGATTAGATAGGTCTTTTACACCTACTACAAAAGCTGTTGGTACCCTAACAATGAGAATGACAGTTCCGGCGACAGGTAACAGATTTCAATTATTGGTAATGGGAGGATAATGCCTTTACAGCCAATAAACATTTCCGCGTTTAAGTCTGGTTTGAAAAAGAATAAGAAGCCTTTTCTTGTTATAGACGAGGCTTTTCAAACCCAGCAGAACGCGTATACTTGGCGTGAGAGGGTAAAGAAGCGTGAAGGCATTAAGCTGATAGGTAGGCTTAGAAGGTGCATTACAACGCCTGTAACGCTAAATAGTCAGGCTAATGGTGCATCCTATACAGTAGCGGATATATTTGCCGATATATCGTTTGGATTGCGTACAACGGAGCCTAATGCAGAAATAGAGCCAGGCTCGGTAATTGTAACAGTGGGAGCTCTATCATTTACGGATGCGACATTAAAAGATGGTATTCTTGTAGAAGCAGGAAGCAGCACCGGGACTATCAATTACTCAACAGGCGAACTGCGTTTAAACTTTGATCCCTCTTTAGGCGTAGCCACAAATGTAGATATCGAGTTTTGTTATTTCCCTTCATTGCCAGCTATGGGAATTGACAATAGAGAAAGAGCCAATATAAATAGCGAACAGACAGCGTTCTTCGATACAAAATATGTATACTCATATAACGGTAATGATTTCTCCGTCGCATCTACTACAACAGTTTGGTCTGGTAGTGATGCTGATTTTTTCTGGGCAGCTAACTATCGAGGTGCAACACCTGAAGAAAGGCAATTCTTTGTAACAAATAATGCAGCACCTGCGTTAAGCACCAATAACAGAATACGGTCGACTCCTGATCTATCTACGTGGACAGACTTTACCCCTGCGGTAGCCGGTACACAGATAACCAATGAAACTCTAGCTGGAAGCCCTGTAGTAACACCTTGGGTTACACACAATGACACGTTAGCAAACAATCCAATTATTCCTGGGTCAGTAACGATAACAGTAGAAAATAGCGTAGATCCAATAGTAGGATTCAGGGACCAAGCAGGCGTTTACCCATTAGGAACACTGAACGGATCACCTTCTACAAATTCAGGTACTATCAATTACGCAACAGGCGCGATCGTTCTTAACTTTTCTCCTGCGTTAACAGCAGATGCAACCGTTAAAGCTACCTATCAATATGAAACCTCGTTCCTTTTCCAGGCTAAGATATTGATTCAGTACTATGGTCGGCTTTTAGCGTTGAATGTTTATGAAGGGACAAACGCAGCTAGTGCCACTAAGATATTCAATAGATGCCGATTTTCTCAAACAGGTAACCCTTTGCAGCAAGACGCGTGGATTTCTTCAATACCTGGTAAGGGTGGGTTTATCGATGCACCTACTAACGAAGAAATAGTATCGGCAAGATTTTACAAGAATACTCTCATTGTGTTTTTCGAAAAAACCACATGGCAACTACGTTACGTTGGTGAATATGGATTACCCTTCATCTGGGAAAGGATATCGTCAGACTTTGGATCCGAAAGCACCTTCTCCACAGTGTTGTTTGATAACGGTGTATTAGCGGTAGGTGATAAGGCTATAGTCGCTTCTTCGGGATCAGACGTACAGAGAATAGATTTAGATATTCCAGACACGGTTTTTGAGCTTCACAATGAAGAGGGCGGAAAGGAAAGAGTTCAAGCCGAGAGAGACTTTTACAAAGAGCTAGTTTATTGGACTTATTCCGAAGGTGGACTAGGTAAGAAATTCCCTAATAGAGTTCTTCTTTACAACTACAGGAATGGTTGTTGGTCTTCATTTAGAGATAACGTGACCGTGTTTGGTCAGTTAAACACTCCAACTGGTCTTTCATGGGATCTTCCTATTTCGTGGGATGAACCGGTAAGCTGGGATATATCTTATACGGCCGAGTTCCCTGCAATTTCATCTGGTAATCAACAAGGTTGGATCCATTGGTATCAATATCCAGACGTTGAGACGAACGCAGACGCGCTAACTAATATGATTGAGCAAGAGTCTCTTTCTGTAACAGCTGTAACGTTGTCAGACACAGCAAACATTCGTATTGAAGTGATCAATCACAATCTAGAGCAGAATGAGATTATTTACTTAACAGGTTTGACCTTTGTTGACGAAGATGACGACGTAGCAGTAAGCACCTCACTAAACAACAAGTTTTACCAGGTATCTATTGTTGATGATGACAACTTGGATCTAACACAGTGGAATTTTGAAGAAAAAATATACGAGTCAACCTCTCACGATCAAATTATGTTCACCCCTGATCCAGACGATTTAGCTACCTATATCGGGAATGGGAGACTTGCATTAGTCCAAAACATAGATATCATAACTAAAGACTTCAGTCCTTACGCAGATAGTGGTTTGGCCATGAACAGCCCTTACACAGACTTCCAAACAGACGCGTCGGTAAGTTCAGCTGTTTCCGTAGACGTGTCGGTCAATAGCACCGTTACTATTAATGGGAATTTAATTGTAGGAAACAAGAGTTTCAGCACAGCAATTTCTCAGTTTGGCTCCATATCGGATATATCGTATACAAACCCTGGAGTCATAACATCGGAAAATCACGGACTGTTAACTGGTGTGACTATTACATTTAGAGATATCGCTGGAACAATTGAGCTAAACGGTGGTCTATATGAAGTAACGTATATTGACGATGACAACTTCTCAATTGACGCAGATACCTCTATTTTAACACCATACGATTCTGGTGGTGAATGGATATCACAAGATTATAAAACCTACCTTCCAGGAACTAACTATGCGTGGCATCGTTTCTATGCGAATTGCCATGGTCAATATTTAACTTACCGACTGTTTTATGATGACGACCTAATGAATACGATAGATACTCATCAGTCAGGGTTTGAGTTGAACGCGATTAAAATTTGGGCAAGAGGGGGAGGCAGGTTAGTATGAGTTTCTCATCAGACAACCCACAAATAACTACCCAGCTTGCAAAAAGCCTGAATCTACCAAGTATCGAAGACAAAGAAAACTTCGAAAACAAGTTAGAGAATCTGCTTAAGCAGGTAACCGATGCGGTAAACTCTAAAGAGGGTGGGTTATATTCGTTAGAAGAAAAAGGAACATCGTCACAGTACTATCAGAAAGACAACGACCAAAGACTAAGAAATGTCTATAGGAAAACATTTGATCTTGTTAGCCTAAACGGAGGAAGTATTTCAGCTGGTCAGACGATCCAATTTTCTCATGAGATAGAAAACTTACGCGAGTCAGCCGGCATTTTAGCTAACTGCAGTACGGTTGATGGAATATTTTTTACAGCAAGTTATCCAGATATTTGTTTAAATTCGACTTCAGTAATTTTCACAAATCCTTATACTGAAGCTTTAGTGCAATGTGACGTTACTTGTAATTACCTTAAGGAGAGTTAGAGAATGAATTATGATTGGGGAAGAGGATTTGCAGGTGGCGCAGCTGGTGCAGCTTCAGGAGCTGGAGCGGGACCTTGGGGCATGGGGATCGGAGCTGCATTAGGAATGCTCGGTGGCTTCGGTGGTCAAGAGGCTGGAATGGAAAAAATGGACACCATGACCAAGGAGCAGCAATCTCTTTTAAAGCAGATGCAAAGCATGCTAGGTCCTAATGGACAGCTTGGACAAGGTTATGGAAAGTCACTAGACTTAATGAACCAATACATGGATCCAAGCTCGGAAGCTGTGAGTCAGTTTGCACAACCACACATGGATCAATTCAATCAACAGACTATCCCTGGTTTAGCAGAAAGGTTTGCGGGCGCTGGTGGAATGGGTGGTGCAATGTCCTCATCAGGATTTGGGCAATCACTTGGATCAGCAGGCGGAGCATTACAAAACCAACTCGCGCAATTAAAAGCAGGCCTAGGTCAACAAGCAGCTAATTCCTTAATGGGTCAATATAACTCTATGTCTGGAAGCGTTTTAGGTGCTCAACCGTTTATGTATGGTAGAAGACAAGCTGAACCAGGATTCGCAGGTGGATATGCACAAGCAGGATTTCCGGGAATGCAACAAGGTGGTCAAGGGCTTGCGGATATGTGGAGTAACTATGGCCCGTTAATGGGTAACGTATAGGAGTTAATAATGGTACAGGTGGTTGATCTCCCTAAATCTCTATCGGGAGTATATGGAGAAATGTTAGCTCAGGGAGTTGGAAAGAATTTTGCCCCTCCTGAACAGCTAGCGCAACAAAGAATGATTCAGGAAAAACAAACGGGAGCTTTGGATAACTTCAAGTCTATGTTGAATCCAAATGATACCCCCGCTGATATTTCGATGAAGTGGGCACAATCTACGGCAGGTGTACCAGGAGCTGATCAACTAACTAATACAGTTCTACCGCAGTTTCAAAAGCAAGCTGTCATGAACATGTATAACCAGGGTAGAAACGGACAGCAAGGTGGTGGAGGTGGACAGGTGCCTACAAACGCCGGTGCAACTTCAGGTGGCGCAGTTTCAGGTGGTGGTGGCATTGAAGGTATGGTAGGAGGTAACGCGACTCAAGGTGGCGTTAATCAAGGTAGCGTTAGTCAAGGCGGAGTAGGAGGTCAAGGTGGTTTAAACCCTGATCTTATGCAAATGTCTTTCGTCACTGGTGAGCCATACGAAAAATTGGTAGAACGTTATGCAGGTGTTCCACAAGAAGAGGTAAGAAACCGACTTCAGTCTCTACAACTGGCTAAATCAGAAGAGCTTCAAAAGTATGCAGAGAAAAAACTACCGGAAAACACAACTCCAGAAGAGCTGAACCAATTCACGCGTATAGGTCAACAATATAAAAACCTATCTCCTGAGGAGTGGTACAAGAAAACAGAGACCGATTTCAACAAGTATAAAACGGTTCGTTCAAATTTCGACAATGCCAATACACCTGGTATCGTATCAGGAATATTCAGAGGTGGTGAATATAGAGCTGACCAGCTAAAAAGACTAGAAAACCTAGTTAAGCCACTAGTTGCAGCAGGCGATGAAGAATACGTTAGATCAAAACTTACAGATAGCGGTCTTAGCAAAACAGAAGTTGAAATGCTCATTAAGCCTCTTTCAGAAGAAGCTAATAGAATGGTCAGCTCATTACCAAAAGTACCTTATAAAGAAAAATCTACACAGGATGTTTTAGCTGGTGATGCAAATGAGTTTATTAGAAATCAAGGTAAGGTAACTCCAGATTATGATAAATTCAGTAAGGACAACCCTAAGCTTGCTCAAAAGATAACAGACGATTATGCGAAGTTTTTAAAAGATAACATTACAGATGATGTTTCGTTACTAGGATTGCGAGATAAATTGCGTCACGAGAAAGGCTTGGACTGGAGACAATATTACGAGGGCCTTACAAAGGCTTTGAATGAAGGTCTAGTACTAAGTGCAGACCAACAAGGCGAACTAGGCGAACTTACAAATGCACCGCTGGATTCTCTGAATTATATATTCCAAGATTATGGCAGGTGGATTGACTTCTTAAAAGGGGCAAAATGAATCCGATTCTTACATCGCTTGCTAAAGGTTATAGTGAAGATGAAGTGCTAAACCATTTGATTAAGATGGTTCCTAATCTAGCACCTAAAATCAAGCAAGCGCAAAGTTCAGGGTATTCAACTGGGAGAATTCTTGATTTCTTTTCAAAGAATATGGAACAAGAGTCGAATGATACCTATCAGGCTTCAGGTGTTATATCAGCAAAAAAGAAAAAACAAAAAAATGACATCACCAAAGATATGCTAAAAGAAGGTGTAAAGCTAGGATCGATGGCATACGGTGCCAGATTGATATCTAAAGCAGCACCTGGTCTCATTTCTAAGTTTCCAGGTATCAGTAAATATCTCGCTGGTGGCGCGACAGCAGCTTCAGCAGGCGGAGAGATTGCGAAAGAAGAGGTAAGCCCTCAACAGGCCCCACAGCAAATCACAGATGTGGTTGGTGAATCTTTAGAGGTTGCACCAGGTGAACCAACACAAAACAAAAGTTATTTCGAAGAGATCATAGGAGACACAGACCTGTCTAATCTTTCAGATTCTGCAAAACAACAGCTTAGCTTTTTAAGCATGATCACCGCACAACTAGAACAAAAAGGAGAGGATAAAAAATCTCCCGCATTCAAAAAGCTCAAGAAAAAGATAACAGACATTATTAAAGGCAAAAGAAATGTCATGTTAGAAGAGATGACAAGGCAAGATCCTATTAATCCAGCAATGCAAGAGCAGCCTCAGATGAATCAACCACAACAGATGCAGCAGCCAGGTCAACCTCAACAAATGCAGCAGCAACAGGTAGCTTCAGATCAACAACAGCCTCTACAGGCTCAACAACAATTGCAGCAACAAGCACAAAATCCTCAGCAAATTCAAGAGTTGGAAAATAGAATCTTATCTATGATACAACAGCAATCCCAACAACAACAATTTAATCCTGAAGTGATGCAACAAATTCAAATGTTGCAGCAACAATTGCAGGAATTACAACAAAGACAAGGGCAACAGCAACAGAGTCCACAGTCTGGGCCAGGCGAACAAGCATTATTGGGAATACTTCATAAGATTTATGCAGCTAGGGGACAATAGTGGATGAACTACAACTCCTTCAACAACTATTAGAAGAGTTGCTTTCTGGGCTAAATAAAGTTGTACAGTCTGGAGAAGTTCTATCAGATGAATTAAAGGGAGAAATAGCAAAAGAATTAGAATTTCTTACCTCTAGGATTGATGTTCTCCAGGCTTCTCTAGCACCACAAATGCCACCACTGCAAAAATCAATGGATTCGAGTGTTATTAACGCGTTCAAATTTGATCCAAAAAACGGCAATCTACTTGTTCAGTTTAAAGGAAAATACCCTAAAGATGAGGGATCCATTTATTCATATGAAGGTGTAAGTCCTCAAATATTTGACGTGTTCAAAAAAGGCGCGGTTCCAGCACGCACAAAAGGCAAAAACAAATGGGGAAGTTGGTGGGCTGGAAAGTCGCCAAGCATGGGTAGTTCTATGAATGTTCTTCTAAAGAATATGCAGTTTCCATACAAGAAGCTTACCTAATCTTATGGTATAAAAGAATTATCTCTTTGGACTTAAGACCATCATATATCATGATTTTGGTTGGCATATAGAAGTGTAGTAAAAACGACACGCATAAAGTTAACATTACATATTTAGTTATAATTTTTTCCATATTATTCTCCTGTATTAAAAATCTCCTGTTAAAAAAAGTACAAACATCGCGATTGCAAAAGTGATCATCACGAACATTAAGAAATAGTTGAAGTACAAGAACGATTTCATTTCTTATCCTTCAGCAGTTCACAAAACATCTTATAAAGCTGATCAGTCCTAGCATTCTGTGAGTTCAATCTCCCATCAGCTTTCTTGTTAATGCTGTCGATCTTTTCTGAGATCCTGTTTGTGTAATATCCTAGGATACAGAAGAAGGCGCCAAGTCCCGCGATCATGAATCCTATTAGTTCGTTTGTTTTCATATTACTCCTCCATTTCGTTATAGGTATCTGCTAGAAACTTCCTGTAGTGCCCTTCAAATATTCTCCAAAGAGCCCTCTTTTCTGTTCCGACGTTTACAGCCCCTAGTTTTTTGTTTCTTATTAAGGATGCTACCTTTCTGTGGTTTATCCTTAACATGTCTGCTATTTCATATATTGTATAATATTTATCTGTCATAACACAACTATACACTTAACAGCAGTTTAACGCAATATAGAACATGTTTTTTAATAAAAGCATGTTATTTTAAGGTTTGAACACTTATAGATAGGATAAACATCCAACCAAGGAAATATAATGGCAAAATTATTGCAAGCCCTAGGAAGGGACGCCCCATATGTAAATGTGTTACCGAGTCCTATTATAGCCCAAAGGGCACCAGCAACCTCAGATACTAATTACCCTAAAGGGCAACCATGGTTGGATGAAAGTGCATCTCCTAACCTTTTGTATTTTCATGTAGGGGGCGGGGTTTGGCAAACAAACCAAGTAACACTTTCAACAGACGCTACTTTTGCTGGAGCACTAGATACGACAGCCTCAAGTTCCTTAGCGATTAAGACTTACGCGGACAATTTGGCGATTGCTGGAGCACCAGATGCATCAGAAACGGTTAAAGGGATTGCTGAACTAGCTACAACTGCAGAGGCAGTAGCTTATACTGATGATGCAAGAATTGTAACACCATTGAAGCTTGGTTCAGCATTTGCAGCACCCCCAGCAATTGGATCAGGAACACCAGCAGCAGGATCATTCTCAACCCTTGGTGCTTCAGGAGCTGTAGACTTCGACGCAGGAGGATCTTGGGAAAGTGCTGGTACTACAATAGCTATTGGATCCGACGCAGATACAGCAGCAATGAATCTAGGAACAGGTGCAGCAGCAAGAACGATTACAATTGGTAACGTTACAGCTGGAACTGGAATCGCTCTTAATTCAGGCACAGGACATATCACTTTAACATCTACGGGAACAGGCGATATCATCCTAAATTCTGATGACACCCTACTTTTAGATTCAGACGGTGTTCTAGAGCTGAACTCTTCCGCTGCAGCAATTGGAATAGGTAATGACGCAGATGCATTTGCGATTAATATTGGAACGGGTGCAGCAGCCAGAACCGTAACTTTAGGAAATGGAACAGGAGCTACAAGTCTTGTCCTAAATGCAGGTACAGGGGCAATAAACATTGGAACAAATGCAGTTGCTCACTCTGTAACAATTGGTAATAGTACAGGTGCTACAGCGGTTGCAATTGATGTTGGCACAGGTAACTTCGACGTCGATGGTGTAGGCGCTTCTACCTACGCAATCGGAGCATCCACAACAACTGGAACTATTACAATTGGTGGTACTGCTCAAACAGGCACAATGACTCTTGGCGATTCAAGCGGAACTAACATCGTAGAAATCGGAGCTGGTGAAGGAGCGACAACCGTTAATGTTGCTGGCGGTGCGACAAATGCTAAAGCTGTAAACATCGGAACAGGAGCAGTGGCTAACACGGTTGCCGTTGGTTCAGCGAGTGCTGGGGCGATATCAGTTGATACAGCTGCTGGAATTTCTTTGGATGCAGCAACAGCCTCTAACTTTACAGTGTCGGCCGCAGCCGCAGACTTAACCCTGCAATCGACACTAGGTCGCGTTGTTGTGAAAGGTGAAGAAGCCGCGGTGTCTGCAGTTGAACTTGTTTCAGCAGCGGGTGGTATTTCGGCATCGAGTGCATTGCAACTAAGCTTAATTTCTAGCGAAGCCGCGGTTGCTGATTCAGTAAGAATTCAAGCAAGTGCAGCTGATGGCGGAATTGATGTTGATGCTGGAACAGGTGGTATTACAGTTGATACAACTGCTGCTTTCTCTATTGCTGGTGCAGCAAACTCAGACATAACTATGTCAGGTGCTGGTGTTGACCTAACACTAGAGTCAGGTGGAGGTCGCGTATTGGTGAGAGGTGAATTAGCAGCTGATAACGCTGTTAAAATCTTCTCTGATAACGGTGGTATCGAT